GGCTGGGTGAGCGGCGTCGGCCGTGATGATCCCCGGCGCGACTCTCTGGCTCGCCCACGCGTGCGTGTGGGCTCACCTGGCACTGATCTTCTGGGCGGTCTATCTCGACCGCCTGTCCGCATAAATAGCTGGAGAACCCCCTCATCCACCCTATAAGGTCATTACAGTCAAGTGGGACTACCACAAAGCTAAAGTAGATGTAAACCTGAAGCCTATGATCTGGCAAGCTTGACCAGGCATACTGGCTATACTGGCTATACTTAGTCTGACAGGAATGACTGATTGAATCCAGCCGGACTTCAGGGGCTGTCATGGCGGTCCTTGCATTAGGGCTGATGGGTTGATAAACTTGTGATGATGGTAATGGAGTCCGTAATACGGAGGTCCGCATGAACCCCACGACTCTACTCATATTGATTCTGCTAGCGCTTAATATCACTTTTATGGCCATTTGGCTATATGCCCTTCATCATCAATTGCTGGCAATTGAGGAAGCGCTTAAATCGATCCGCAATATTATCCCCGTGACGCGCCAGGTGAATATGCAAGCTAATCTGGTGAGGCCGGCTGGTTACACTAATCCTGAGCGCCCTGACAGTAAACCACGAGCTAAGCAGAGCCCATATTCTTATAGCTTACCTCCTACTGGACGACAGAGCCGGGCTCTTAAGTTCAAGAAAGTGGGAGGTAATGAGTCCAACGAAGTATGAGCGTGAGAATCGAAAAGTTACTCCCCTCGAGATTGACTTTAGTGATACTCCTGATATTTTCCAATCACCTAGTGGTCGACCGGGGATGCCCGGTAAAGTTGCTAAACCCCACCTTGGTAATGACAATGCACCTCGCACTGCTGATGGTAAAATACTTACTGGCAAGCAAATTCGTGCTAGGGCTCGTCGAGCCTCTAAGCGATCTCAGTTTATGTCTGAGGCAGAATTTAATGCTAAGTTTAAGCCAATTGAAGAATGGGACCTAGAGGAGTTAGCTAAAGGGCGACCTCGTAATGCTCGGGGGCATTTCGGAGGACCTTCTCTACAATATCTGCCTCGTGAGGTTCACGAGAAAGCCATGGATCGATTCCGAAACGTGGTCAAGCAGACAATGAATGAACACACAGTTACAGCCTTAGATGCTGTACGCTGGGTGCTAACTCATGACGATGTAGACAATAATGGCAAGCCAGTTGTCTCAGCTTCTACTAAGCTTGATGCCGCCAAGTTCCTCATTGAGCATGTGGTAGGCAAGCCGGTACAACGAGTTGAAAATGACGTCTCGGTTAAACTGCAGTCTATCTTGGGTGTGGTCATGGCCAACCCGGATGCACTTATGTCTCATGCTCATGGTGGCCAAGGTTATAACGTGGGTCACTTACCAGGAGTAACTATGCCTATGGCTACAGCTGAAGTCATTGATGGAGAGGTTGTTGAGGAAGATGACTTCTGAGGTTTGCGGCCTATGTGGCATGGATAAAAAGACTCATGAGACTGGCTACACTAAGCATCAATTCAGTGCTGAGGGTAAGCTTATTCCCAAAGATAAACAACCTGCAGACCAGCCCAACCAAGGCCATAAAATTGCCCCTAGTAACGCTTTAGCAGCTAGACTTACTGTCTTGCTCCAGAATAAAGGGGTGATTACTCCAGATGAAGCAACCTGGGTTATTAGCGGTACCCCTACAAATTGAAGACAGTAAAGAGCTAGAGCTTATTGAGGCTATTGGACATAGGCGAGCCCCTTTAGAAGCCTGTGGCATACTGATTCCCACACCACATAAAGGGTCTAAAGTCATTGAGTTGCCCAACCGAGCCAATAAGCCTAATTCTTTTATGGTGTGGGGTAATGATATCCGAGAAGCCTTGGGTGAATGGCTAACTTTAGCATCGGATGAAGAGTTTGGTAAAGTAACTCTTTGGCATACTCATCCAGCTGGAGGGGTGGGGCCCAGTCGAATTGATATGAGGAGTAGAGCTAAAGGGTTACACCATTTAGTAGTTACTTTGACTAAAGACGGGCCCGTACCGGTATTCTATTAGGAGGTTACCATGGCAAAATCTATTATGTGTAGATCCTGGCAACCAGCCTCACTCAAATCCTGGGATATTACTCTTTTAATTACTATTTGTGTAGCTCAGATTCTAGTCAGAGCTCTAGACTATATGATCTCTGATACAAACCCTGATCCTTATAGGTTGGTAGAAGAGGCTTTCCCCATTAAGCTATGGGGGATTTTCCTGGTCATTAGTGCTGCGGTATTAATACTAGGCTGGCTGGTTAAATCTCATATTATAGTCTTTGTGGGGCATGGCTTATTGGCCATGTTTTATACAGCTTTATTCTTGGGCATTTTGTTACCCGCTATTACAGAGCTAAGCTTTAATGGCATGAGGGGCATGAGGTCGGCCACTACTCTTATGCTACCTACAGTCTTTAATGCTTTACTCTGTCTAAGGACCGGGCCAGTACCTCTTCCATCTGAAGGGGTGAAGGTCTCAGAATCGGTGGGTGAGCCAGCATGAACTCTGCTTCGGTAGTTGAAAACCCCATTATCATTTACGTAAGCATTTTTGTTATGGCCATTGGACTATTGGCTGCTGCAGTCCCTAAAGCTTTTGGGGCTTTTGGTCAAACTTGGTCGGACTGGGTCAATAAACGACGTCAGATTGTGGCTTCCAAAAATGATGCGGATAGCCAAGAAAGGGATAAGCAGATTGCTTACCTCAAAGGGGTTAACGATGAGAAACAGCGTTTAATTGAAGAGTTTGAACACCTCATTTATCAGCACTTAGATTGGGACTATCAGAGATATTCGGAGTTGGTGGGGTTGGGAAAACAGCCAAGCCCTCCACCGACCTTGTGGCCTAATGTTCGTACGATGAGCGGAATGCCACAACGAAAGCAGGAGGGCTAAAATGGGGTTTTGGAAACAGAGTGACCCCCGCAGTGAGTATGAGGGTCGAGGAGTTCTAGATAACACCTTATTTCCTAAAGGCACTGAAGCCCTTAATGCTCACGATAAGCTAAGGCTACAGTCATTAACTGGTCAAGAGGTTGACCCTTTAGCGGATCCGGACCCTTATTTTTGGCAAGGTAATATTGAGGGCCAAGAGCCTTTGCCTGGTTTAACTGAGCAGCAAATTCTTGACCTAGCAGACCCTTACCCTAAGGGCTATTAAGATCAGGCTATTAAGATCAGTGAAGCATTGATTGAGGCTATCAATCGGCAATCCTGAAGTAGCTTTAAATCGCCGTTCATTGAAGGCCTGATAGAATTATCGACTAAAAGCAGAGGAGGTTAAAATGGCGGGTATTATTCTTCCCGGTGAGGGCCAAGTATTTCGCAAAGACAAATGGTTTGAGCAGACGGGGTATGAGCCACACAATGGGCAGAAGCTGATTCATTACAATGCCACCCGCCATCGCATCCTTTGTAATGGTCGACGATGGGGCAAAACTCTCCTTGGCGGTAAAGAGGTTGAGGGAGCGGCCTTTATCAAAAACTGGCTGGGTCAACCGCTTCGTGGCTGGATTATTGGCCCCGAGTATACTGACTGCGAAAAAGAGTTTCGTGTTGTTTACAACACCTTTAAGTCTCTTGGTATTGACCAGGTATCTAATAAGTTCCTGAACAATACTGAGAACGGCAACATGCGTATTAATACCAAGTGGGGCTTCGATGTTGAGTGTCGTTCTGCTCGACACCCCGAAAGCTTGGTTGGTGAGGGTCTCGACTTCGTACTTATTGTTGAGGCCGGCCGACACAAGCGACGCATGTTCGGTGACTATGTACGACCAGCGCTTTCTGACAAGCGCGGTTGGTCGCTCATGTCTGGAGTACCTGAAGAAGCTAGTGATTCTTCTTTGCTATATTGGGCATATAACCGAGGACAAGATCCTGAGAAAACTCAGTGGCAGTCTTGGCGAATGCCCAGCTGGACTAACAATGTCATGTTCCCGGGCGGTGCTCGAGACCCTGAGATCCTCGAAGCCAAAGATGACCTGACTGAAGATGAGTTTGCTCGTCAGTACGAGGGCAAATTCGTGATGAAAGCCGGTAGGGTCATGGCTGAGTGGGAAGACGATGTTCATATCATCGACTGCCCCTACACGCCAGATCGACCGCTTTATGCTGCCGTTGACTTCGGTTACACCAATGATTGGGTGTGGCTATGGATTCAGCTTAGTCAGGATAACACCGTATATGTCATTGGCGAACACCGCTTCAAGCTCAGGGATACTGAAGACATCGCAACTAATGAGTTCAAGACTCACCCCTTAACACAAAAGCTACTAGCTATTTACCCTGACCCCGCTGCTCCTGACGACGCCAATATTCTTCGTCGTAAATTGAACGTGCCCGTGCGAATGGGTACAGGCGGCGAAATCAAGACTCGCCTGGCTCTTATCCGTAGCGCCCTTAAACTGAGGCCTGAGCATTTACCTGATGATGATCCCGCTAAGAAGCCTAAGCTCTACGTGGATCGCTCTTGTAAAACCCTTATCTGGGAGATGCGAGAAGGCTACCGTTGGCCAGAGCATAATAGCGAAGTTAGAAACGACAGCGAAATCCCCATGGACAAAAACAACCATGGCCCTGAGGCTCTAGGTCGTTTCTTCAAAGGCCACATGGAAAGAGTCCAGCCCTCGAGACGATCTCGACAAAGCTCTGTTAGTAAGAAGGTGGCTTGATGTCCGCTAAGGAATTTACCCCTTGGTCTACACTACAGGGCTTTTTTGGACCTCTACCTGGTTGGGTGCCTCTGGAAGATCAGGAGCGCATTGCTGCCTATCAAAAATATGACGAGATGTACTGGAATGACTCTCGTCAATTTGCTATTCGTGTTCTCGAGGGCGAAGAGCCCCTCTATGTCCCCAATGCTCGAACTATCGTTGATACCACTTCTCATTACTTGCTCAAGGGCCTTAGCATTACATGTGACCCTAAGGATGTAAAGCTCAAAAATGCTCTAGAGGCCTTCCTTAAACGGGAGACCTTTTTATCTCGGTTCCACACCGCCAAACATGCTGGGGTAGCTAGGGGAGATTTTGTCTTCCATATGACGGCTAACCCCAACAAAGCCGGTGGTAGTAGAATCTCACTTAACTCGGTTGACCCTAGTATGGTCTTTCCGGTTTATGATGATGATGTCCCAGACAAGATGGTAGCTTGTCACCTGGTTGACATGTATTACCTGCCCAATGAGCCTGAGACTCAAAGAGTTCGTAAGTTGACCTATCGCCTAGTCGAGGAAGACGAACGTCGTCGTATTTCTCGAGAAGAAGCGGTTTATGACCTTGAGCCTAAATGGTATGGGCCAGAACCTAAGCTAGTTAAGCAGCTTATCCCTCTTGGCTTCTTAGATGAGCGAATCACTCATATCCCCATCTACTGGTTTAAGAATATTAGTTGGGATGGTTTTCTTTACGGTTCTTCTGAGCTTAAAGGTCTTGAGACCATTATCAAGGCGGTTACGCAAGGTTCTACCGATATTCAAGGGGCATTATCCCTAGAGGGCCTAGGTGTTTATGCTACTGATGGCGGACGACCAGTAGACAATGCTGGCAATGAAGTTGATTGGGAAGTAGCCCCTGGCAAGGTGATGGAAGTGCCCATAGGGTCATATTTCCGTCGCGTTGAGGGTGTGGGATCAATTACCCCCGCTACCGACCAGATTAGCTACCTCGAATCTAAGATGCGAGAAGCTAGTGGCCTAAGCGATGTGGCCCTAGGTCGAGTGGATGTTCAAACTGCTCAGTCTGGTATTGCCCTAGCTATCAAGTTCTTGCCCACTTTAGCTAAGATCGATGAACGCGACCTGGCTGGTGTGGGAATTCTCACCCAGCTGTTCTATAACTGGAAAATCTGGCATGAGGTATTTGAGCATGAAACTCTAGATGGTGATGTTTTTATTGAGATTGGCGAGAAGCTACCTCAAAACCGAACAGAGCATATCAATGAGTTGAATAACATGCTTGATCGAAAGATCATCTCTAAGGCATATTATAGGCTCTCTATGACTAAACTCGGATATGATTTCCCCGACAATATCGATACAGAAATCCAGGATGAGCTTAAGGCAGAAGCTGAACTCAAGGCTTTAGCTGCTCCGCCGGCACTTCAGCAAAATGCTGTTGATGCTGCTACTGGTCAAAAGCCTCCCCCTGCTAATGGTGGTCTTGCTGAGAAACAAGCAGCCAACAATAGCAATAATAAAAACCGAGTCAACGAAAGTAATGGCACGGAGATGAAGGTGGAGAAATAAAATTCTTCGGCGAGAGGCCGTAGATTAAACGAGAACGAGAGGTTCTCACAAAGCGCGAGAGGCGCAAGAAAGGATCGATCATGGAAGACACCCTGCCCTTCTGGGCACTATCTCAGTTTGTAGCTATCGGCGCCGAAGAGGAAGAGATTTCCGAAGGCTCTGAGAATGAGGATCCCCAGGACGAGAACGAAGAGGATAGCTCTGAGGAATCGCACGAAGAGGACACCGGTACTGAGAGCCTTGCTGGACTTAAGGCCGCGCTCCGTCGTGAGCGTCAGCTTAACCGCGAGGCTACTCGTAAGCTCACGAAGTTAGAGCGCGCTAGCCAGCGCCGGACTCAGGCTGAGGAGAGCGAACTAGAGCGGACCAAGCGAGAGCTTACTGAGTCTAGTAATCGTTCTCAGCGTTTAGCTGAAGGGTTTAAGAAGGTTAGGGTAGATTCAGCAATTGAGCGAGTGGCTCGAAAGCTGAAGTTCCGTGATACTGATGATGCTCTAGCAATGGTTGACCGAAACCTGATTACAGTAGATCAGGATGAGGATGACCCGTCGGATATCGACATCGATTCCGCTTCGGTTGAAACTGCAGTTAAGAAACTAGCTGCTGCTAAGAAGCATTTACTTGCTTCTGGTACAGAAGATGATGATGCTACCGGCGGCCAGTTTGGTCGTAAGAAGGGTAGCAAGCAGACATCTGAAGATGAGTATCGTCAGAAGTATTCAGCTCTTTAAAATCCAAACAACCGTAAGGAAGGAGTACCGTAATGGCACGGTACGATAAGTACGACCCCATTAGCGGTGGTTTTCGTGCTCCTCTCGCTGCTGACCTGACCCTCTCTAGTGCTGGTGAGTTCGGTCCTAAGGCCGTTTCGCTAGATAACACTGGTCGAGTAGTGGTAGGCACTGAAGGCACTTCGGGGCTATGTGGCATTCTGGTCAAGAATGCTGCTCGGCTGCCGTGGGGCTCGTTGACCGCTAACAATCAGGGTTACAATGCTGCTACGCCCATTGGCTGCAAGGCCGGAGACGTAGTGGACATTATGACCAATGGAGAGATTGTAGACCTTGCTGGGGCGGGTATTACCGATCTCAAGGCTGGCGCTGCAATTTATGCGGCTGCTGATGGTAGCCTTTCCACCGTAACTGGTGGCACTAAGGTTGGTTACACTGTCGAGGCCAACCGCATGGTTGTCCGCTGCGCTGCCTGAGCAGCACATCAACCACTAAACTAGTAATAGAAGGGAATACGACATGGCTGAGACCATGACGCTGCCTGAGTGGCTGATGGCTGACGCCCCCCTCATTGGAGCCGAGCATGGCTTCAATGAGCGGGCTGATGTTATCGTTGCTGCTGATGGCACCGACCTCAACTCATTCTGGAACGAGGTTCAGGATACTATTCGTATCCGGAACGCCCAGCGTAACACGCTGATCGACCAGCTGGCTACTCGGGTTACTGGGGCTATCACCTCGGTAAATGTCCCTTCGGAGGTTAACTTCGAAGAGGCTACCGAGTACGGTCAGCCGGTAGGTATCCGCGGAGCGTTCACTCGAATGTGGCGTGGCTATGACTTCAAGTTCTACGACCTGGCCATCCGGTACACCTGGATGTTCCTGGCCGAGGCTGACCGTCAGCAGCTCGAGATGAACCACAACCTTGCTCTTGATGCAGACACCAAGCTGCTTTTTAACAAGGTTATGAAGACCCTCTTCAACCCACTCAATGTTGTTGGTGTGGGTGACAAGAACGAGCCGACTACTGTTTATAAGTTCTACAATGGTGATGGCGAAGTTCCTCCGCCTTATGCTACCTACAATCACACCGGTACTCACAACCATTACCTCACCTCTGGTGCGGCTACGGTTACGAGTGCTAACCTTGACACCATGGCTGATGAGCTTGGCCACCACGGTTATACTCTTCAGAACAACTACCGACTAGTTCTCTGGGTTAACAAGCAGGAGGCCAATATCATTCGCGGTTTCAAGACCGCTAATGGTGCTGCTTTCGACTTCGTCCCCAACCCTGCCCTGTATGGCGGCAAGATCTGGGTACCGAATGACGGCTCTTATGTAGGTGGTCCGACGGGTACGGTTCCTGGTGAAGTAGGAACCTACGGCCCGTGGCACGTAGTCGAAGAGGCTTACGTGCCTCCGGGTTACATCATTGGTCTGGCCTCTGGTGGAGCTGAGAACCTTCAGAACCCCATTGGTATCCGGGAGCACGCTAACCCCGCTTACCGCGGCCTGAAGATCATTCCCGGTCAGCGTAGCGATTACCCGCTGGTAGACTCCTTCTACCGTCGCGGCTTTGGCACGGGCATCAGGCAGCGAGGTGGCGGTGTGGTAATGCAGGTTACTACTAACGCTTCTTACGCTGTTCCAGCCCGGTACGTCTAATCATATACTCGTGGAGGGGTCCCTTAGGGGGTGAGCTAAGAGACCTCTCCACGTTAATTACTTAGGAGATAAAATGGGTGACACCAAGGAGCCGGTAGTTTTCTTGCTCCCGGATGGTACTGAGATTAGCAATGACCCCCGTCATGCTGACGCCAAGATGCGAGCTCAGCTTGAGCAGCAGATGGCCACTTTCTACCCTAACAGCGGTAACACTCGAGTTATTCTCGATGATGAGGCCGAGGATGAGGAGTCTGAGGACGAAGGCGAAGACGATGGTCTCGAGGACCTGACTGCAGACGAGCTTAAAGCTCACGTTCAGGAACTCAAGGATCAGGGCATCGAGGTTAACACCGCCGGTGTCAAGAAAAAGTCTGAGCTCGTGGATGCTATCCGCGCTGCTCAGGCCTGATAAGGAAACACCCCTTAGGATAAGGTAGGGCCGGAATGACTTCCCCAAACGTTGGTGTCCTCCGACAAATGCTCGGGGAGGTCATCCCTCCAAATGGCACTGAAATTGATACATTGTTCACAGATGGGACAATTGAACGTCTCATCAGTGAATCCAATGAAAACCTAGAGCGTGCTGCTTATGAGGGATGGCGGCTCAAAGCTGCACATTTTGCTAACCTTGTTGACGTCACAGACGGTAACGCCAGCCGTACTATGAGCGATCTTTATGATCACGCCGATAAGATGATCAAGGTGTATCAGCGAGCTTCTTCCGGCCCTACCGAGGGGCGTACCAGGATCGGCAGAATCAGGAGGACCGAATGATTCCTGCTGTCGAACTAATGGTAAGAAAACGCTTAGTAAGAGAATTTATTAACGTAGACTATGCGGATGTAGTTTTCATTCGTAAAACCAGGTTAAAAACTTCTGCTGGGGGCTATAAAGAGGTAGAGCTTCCTTTGAGCAAAGCTCAGCGAATCCGGCTTATTCCCAATAAGCGACGATTTGCTTCCACCTTTGTAAATACAGAGGCTGGCGAAATTGAAAAGTGGCCCTATATCCTCATTACCGATACTAACACCGATATCAAAGAAAATGATACTTTTAATTACAGAGGTAAAGATTACAAAGTAATGTCAATAGAGCCAGATAGAGAAGAACGAACCTTGGCGGCTCTTGATTACTATGGTGAGCATAGGCCCCTATAATGGGTTTCTTTATGACTGATAGCATCACAGGTCGATTGGCCCTTTTACATGGGGCAGTACTTGAAGATGCTCTAGAAGCCTTTCAAGATGGAGCTGATGCTGTTCTTAGGTATGCTCAGCAAAATGCCCCTTGGGATGATCGAACTGGTATGGCTAGAGACAGCTTATGGGTAGATACCTATATTCAAGGTACCGATATCGTTCTCGACCTTGGTCATGGTGTAGATTATGGTGAGTGGCTAGAGATTATTCAGAATGGAAGGTTTGCCACTATCATGCCTACCCTTGAAGTATATGCTCCGATCATTTTTGGACAAGCAGGCGGTAAAGTCACGAATGTAGGTGAGTAATGAGAACCTGGTTATACAATACTCTTATTTCAGACCCCGGGTTATCAGCTTATCTTACTCCATTGCTTAAAGATCAAGAAGCTCTAAGTAATCGTTTTTACCAGGGGGAAACTTTATCTGATAGGTTAGTACCCAAGCCCTATATGTTCTATACTATTGGTAATGCCACGGATGAGTACCTTTCTGAATTAGTTCTCCCTTATCGTCAGTTTTTCGTTGTTTATATACATGATGAACCTTCAGATTACTCTAGAATTGATGACTTAGTAGATCTTACTAAGCGAGCCTTAGTTAATAAGCAATCTAAAGCTGACGGTATCATTACCATTAGACATCTGGAAACTTCTGGTGACCATGATGATAACATCTTAGGTACTATCTTAAGGTATATCCGTTTCCAAGCAATAAAAGAAAGGTAAGAGAATGGCTCACATTTCCTATAAAGGTTGGGCGGACAATCGGTCCTTGTCAGCTAAAGACCTAGCCAAGTTTGATGTAGATGGCTTCAAGCGAACTGTCTTTCCTAAAGGTGAGGCTGTTGAAGTCTCTGATCAGGTAGCTGAGGTTCTTCTCGGTGAGGGGTTTGCTGGTGAGTTTGAGCGAGCAGAACCGTCAACCGAGGATGTCGTCAGTGAGGATATCGACCCGGCAATTGAAACTGGCGCAGCTGCTGCTACCGGTGACACGGTCTCCACGAAAACGGCAAAGACTCGTACCTCTACGCGATGATTGACTCAATCAGTGATCAAAAGGTAGCAAAACAGGCTACCTAAAAGGCCCCCTAATCGACCCTAACTGATTGGTCGGTAAAGTCAGATCATAATATTTACAGGATCGATTTAGGAAGCCGTAGGAAACTCAATGAAAAATGAACTCCGTTGCGGTGGGACTATGCATGGGATTTTATCCGATGACCACTGTCACATAGAAGTCAAATGTAAAAGGCGCTCCTGCGGTGTGAAACGAGGGGTAGTGGTTATCCACACCTTCGACATCCAGTCAGGGGAGCTTTTAAGTACCAAGCAATATTCTGACCCGGCATCACAGAAAGGATAAATCATGGCTCTTCCCAGCTATGCTCTCCCATTTGGCTTACGTGACGTGAAAATCACTCCATATAAAGCTGACGGAACATTAGATACTGCCAACAAGCTAGATCTACCAGCTTCCCGAGTCTTTAGCTTCAAAGATACTGAAGATTTCGAAAGTCTCGAGGGCGATGACACCACCGTTGCTTCTCATGGTAAAGGTACCGTTGTCGAATGGGAGCTAGAAGGTGGCGGCATTTCGCTGGCGGTGTGGAAAGCTCTTTCTGGGGGTACTACTACTTCCACCGGGACTTCTCCAACTGCCGTAAATAGCTATACTAAGACAATTACCGACTCTCGTCCTTACTTCTTAGTAGAGGGTCAGGCTATTTCAGACTCCGGAGGTGACTTCCACACCAGGGTCTTCCGATGCAAGGCTGATGGAGATCTGGAAGCTAACCTCGAGAATGGTAACTTCATGCTGACTTCCGCTTCTGGTAAGGGTTATGGTGACCTGACTACCGGGAAGCTGTATGAGTTTACTCACAATGAAACCATTACTCCGATTGACTAATAGTTTGAAGACCGGGGTTTATTATGGCTAAAATGAGCCCTTTAGATATTCACATTCATATCCATGGCTCTACTGAGCTAAATGATTTGAAAGGTACCCTAATGTCTCTTAATGAGAAGATCGACGCTCTTACCGCAGCTCTTGATAAAGAAGATCTAGATGATGCTCGGTTAGTTCGTGAACGGGAAGAGGCCATCCAGGCTCTTGAGGAGGAGCGAGCTAAAGGTTCAGTTACTCAAGCTGACCTTGATAAGGCTGAAGCTGCTATTACTCAGGCTACTGAGCGTCGCGACCGGTAGGGTTACGGCTCGTGATCAAGTACCTCGGCAGCAAGCGCACGCTGACACCTATTCTCGGTGACATCGCCTCCGA